CTCCATTCCGATCTTACCCTGTTGAAATCAACGAACGCCTCGTCGATGTTGAGACTAGCAACAAGGTTTAACCCTTGTTGCAGTGTACCCAACTTCTCTTCCATGATCTCATTCCGTCTCAACTGCTGAAAATACTCAAACTGAACTGTCTTGTACAACATTTCCAACCGATCAACTGCTGGTCCTTGCTCAAACTCGTCAAAATCTAATCCCTCGTCAAACATTTCCCAATCTGCCATTGGTTGTTCAAATGATAAAGCCTTCAAATTACCCACCAGGGAAGTGTCCGAAAACACCTCCTCTAGACTCTCATAATCCGGCTGAACATAGAACAAACCATCACTCGACTGCTGGTAACCAACTCCGTCCGTAACAAACTCTGTAATGCCATGGTGCTCTCCATACCACTCCGGCCACGCTGGTGTCATTGGGTCATTCGGGTACCACATAGGTAAACCCGAACTTTCGTCTACTTGAACCCACTCTTCCTCGTCGTCCGTATCTTCTGGTAAATTAAAATGGACTTCTGGATCTTCCACGTCCATTTGCCTCACAACTGCCATTGATGTAAACTGCGGCATTCCACTCGAGAACAATGCAGGTTGCTGCGCCTGCATTAACATTCGATCAATCAAGACTCCGTCCGTATCTCCTTCTGGTGTAGTCAATGCTGAAATCTGACTCAAATTAGCTATCCAAGCCTTCTCAAGATCTTCAAACAACGGACAAATGAACATAATGTCAGTTTCCTGACATACTTCATTGATCTTACCAACCACTTGCTGATATTTCTCCTTGCCATGCTTCCAAAACTCATTGCAAACCATGGTCAAAAGCTGCTGATGTAACTCTTCAACTTCCAATCCTTTCGTCACAAAGTCAGTGATGTTCCATATTTCATTCTCCGGTAATACTCCTAATGTGAAACCTTTGTATGGAACAAATCGCCTTTTCAAAAATGTGATGTCAATGTCCTTCTGAAAATTTGGCACAACTCCTTCAGTCTTTTGTGCGTCCGTTAAGCGGAAACCTGAAAACTTTGCTACTGCATACCTCATAGTATTGAAATGCCAGAAAGGTGCCAATATATCTGAAACTGAAATTAGGTTGTCGTCTCCGTAGAAAATAGCATGAACGTTCTTCTTATAAAACTCCAAATTAGCCCACTCAAATTTAC